TGATCATTGGATATGTCATCCTGGTGGAAAAGTTGTTTTGGAGAATACGGCAGAAGGATTAAATTTGCCTGACGGTGCATTAGATTCTTCTTTTGAGATGTTTAGATTATTTGGTAATATGTCTGCCACAAGTGTAATAAAAACTTTACAATATGATTTTGAGAAAGAAGGAAAATTGGTTATGATTTCTTATGGTCCCGGATTTCAAGTTGATTTATGTCTGCTAGAGAAAATTTAATAGGAATCGATTTACAAACAATCGAACCTATTCAAAAGATATATGATAAATGGGGTGAGAAATTTGTTAATAAAATATTAACAGATATTGAAAAGAAAAACGCACCCAGTCCTATGACTGCTAGATATTTAACTAAATGTTGGTGTGTTAAAGAAGCATATTCTAAAGCAATAGCTTCACCTTATTTAAGATTAGATGTTAGTTATATGCATTGGAAAAAAAAAGGTGTACGTTTTCCAGTAGTACATGCTCCTGTATCTAAAGAATATAGGAGACCGAGACAAGATGTAAGAATATCACTATCTGATACAGATGAATATGTAGTAGCAGTTTGTTATTTATGGAAATCTTAAACAAATATGGTTCTTTAACTATTAATATAATTTGTCATTTAGCTATTATACCCGCAATAATTTATGGTGAATGGTGGATGTTATTGTGTAGTTTTATATGGTGGCAATTTATTCATATAACTGCTGTTACAAGTGGTTATCATAGATATTGGACTCATAATAGTTTTAAGATCGGTAAGTGGTATGAAATTTATAGTCAACTTTTTGGATTATTTGGAAATCCTGGCCCCGCATTAATATGGATAGGGGTTCATAGGGCTCATCATAAGTATAGTGATACAGAGAAAGATCCACATAGTCCGAAACATAAAGGGTTTTGGAGGGTATATACAAGTATGTGGTTTCAAGCAGGATTTTGGTATATAGCACCAGAAAGAGTAGACCTTAAAGATTGGTTAAATCTTAGTAAAAATTTTAATTTAAAATGGTTTTATAATAATTATTTTAAATTACATGCATTAATTGTATTAACATTTTTATTAATAGATCCTTTATTGTTATTATTTGGATATTGTCTTCCTATTGTATTTGCAAATCAAGCCTATGGTCTTGTAAATGCTTACTTACATAGACATGGAGAGCCTTCTAATAATTTATTGATAGCATTGATAACAGGTGGAGAGGGATGGCACCTGAATCATCATAATGATGAGAAGAATTATCGTTTTGGTAAAATTGATCCCGGTGCAAGATTTATATGTCTCATCAAATAGGTGTAAGAATACTTTTGATATTGAATCATATTTTAGCAGTAATAGGAATTATATATTCTTCATTGTCGTGGTATCTATGGATTCCCGTTGGATTTTTATTGTTTGGTAAATTTGGAAGTGAAATAGGAAATCATAGATATGTTGCACATAAATCTTTTGAAACGGGCCCAATAAGACATTTTTTGTTATCAACGATGGGTATTTTTAATTGTTATGGTTCGCCCATTTCGTGGGTTATAGCACATAGGGCTCATCATTTGTTTTCTGATGAAGCGTTAGACCCACATTCACCTCATATTATTCCTTGGTGGAGAGTTTGGCTAACTTTGTGGCAAAAAGTAAATTTGCCTATAAAACACTATGCTGATTTATTAAAAAGTCCAATTTATAAAAATGGACACAAATATTATTTTTTGATCATAGGTATAACTTTTTTATTATTATCATTAATAGATTGGAGATTACCTGTATTTCTTATTAGTATACCGAGTGTGGGAGTCATACACGGAGCGGCATTAGTAAATGTCGTATGTCATAAATGGGGTTATCGTAATTTTGAAACTTCAGATAAAAGTACAAATAATTGGTGGGTAAATGATTTAACACTAGGTAGTGGTTTACATAATAATCATCATCATGATCCCGATAATTGGGATGAAAACGTAACAGGAAAAGAAAGGGATTATTGTGGGAAATTTATTAAAAGATTCCTCTTGGTGGAGAGAATATAATAATTCATGGCAGTCATATTTTACTTTCATGATTTTATTTCATATTGTGTCGGTAATAGGATTGGTTTATAGTCCATTGCATTGGCTGTGGTTAACTCTTATTGGGGTTATATTGTTTCGGCATATAGGGGGAGAAATTGGTGCTCATAGATATTTTTGTCATACACAATTTGAGGCAAAGCCTTGGGCTCATAAATTTATGGCTATATGTGGACTATTCATATTTCAAGGAACACATTTTCCGTGGGTAGCATTTCATAGAAGACATCATGAAAAATCGGACACGCCAGAGGATCCGCATTCTCCTCACTATTTAAGTCCTGTTGATGTGTGGTTTACTAACTGGAGACAGGAAATATATGAACATAGACTGTATGCTGATTTAGTGAAAGATCCTTTCTTAAAATTATTGCATAGAAATTATTTAATTATAGTTGTTCCGCCACTTATTTTAACTGCACTAATTGATTGGAGAATACCTGTTTTCTTTTTTGCATTACCTAGTATTATAACACTTCATAGTGGAGGATTAACTAATACTATAGGACACATGTGGGGATATCGTAATTTTGATACTACAGATAAAAGTACAAACAATACACTTGGACAATGGTTATTTGGTTTTCCTGGAGCAATGCTTCATAATAACCATCATGCTTTTCCAGATGAATATAATTACAAAATGTCTGAAAAATGGTATGAAACAGATTTTTTAAATGTCTTTATTATAGAAAACCTTTTAATGAAACGAGTATAATTATGTACACACCACTAGTAAATCAAAATTCTTCAACGTTTGATGTTGATATAATACGGGCTTTTCGTGATGCTGGACATTGTTTAATAACGAATCCATTTCCTCATCATGTAACTATAATGAATCATTTAAGATCACAATTAGATAAGGTGTTTGAAAGTGAAAATTCAGCTAAACAAAGTGAGCCTTGGCAAAATGAAAATTTAGAAAGAATCTTTAATCCAAATGCAAAGCCAGTAACAGACGGTTTCGACTTTCCAGAAGACCTCCGTAAATTATGTGATGTTGTATATAAAGCATCTCGACAATTAGGAATGAAAGTTTTACGGTCTTTTGATTTAGAATTTGGTACGAATTTAATAGAGTGTCATACCCCAAAAATAGGAGCGATAGAAGATGGGGCAAGCATGGTTTTAATTAAATATTTGGACATATCAAAGGATTATCAAAGAATGCGGGACCATTGTGATATTGGCACAATAACTATATTACATGTTCTTGATGATACAAAGGATTTAGAAGTAAGAACTAGTAGAGACAAGGAGGATTGGATAACTGTTCCTTTTGTTCCTAATTCGGTTGCTATAAATGTTGGAGAAACATTACAATCTTGGATAAATGATGAAATAACAGCCGTTCCTCATCGAGTAGTCAATAAACACAATAAACGCAGATATTCGATGCCTATTTTTATGGGAGTGGGCACTGGTGGGCCAATGCCGGAACATGTTCACAAAACCAGAAATTATCTTAGAAGAATAGAACAAGAAACTCAAGGAAAGGGGACCTGTTTAACAAATGATGCCGCTAATGATGTAGTCAAAGTCAAAGAAACCGGAAGCTATAGAAGCGGGTTACCTGCGGATGCATCCTTAGAAGATCGCCGTGCAGAGCATGAAAAATTATATGGTAATTAGAAGAGATTCCCCAACATTTGATTCGGATATAATAAGCTCCTTTAAAGAGACTGGACAATGTTTAATATCAGAGCCATTTCCTCATTATATAACTATAATGAATCATATAAGGTCACGATTAGATGGAGTGTTTGAAAATAAGTATTCTATTAAAGCAGATGAGCCTTGGCATAATGAAACCACAGAGAGAATTTTTAATCCTCATCTGTTTCCAATGAATCCAAAAGTTTTGGATTCTGTCTTTCCAGAAGACCTTCATAAATTGTGTGGTGTTGTATATAAAGCATCTCGACAATTAGGAATGATGGTTCTACGATCTTTTGATTTAGAATTTGGTACGAATTTAATAGAATGTCATACCCCAACGGAAACTGTAAAGGATGGATCTCATATGGTTTTAATTAAATACTTGGAAAAGCCATCAATAGCAGATAGTAGAATGAAACATCATTGTGATATTGGCACAATAACTATATTACATGTTTTTGATGAAACAGAGGATTTAGAAATAAGAACTGATAAAGAATCTTCTAATTGGACAACAGCTTCTTTTGCTCCCGCGGTTGTTATAAATGTTGGAGAAACATTACAGGCTTGGTTGAATAATAAAATATCAGCAGTTCCTCATCGAGTAGTTAATAAACATAATAAACGCAGATATACGATGCCTATTTTTATGGCTCCGGGAGGTGGGGCGCCTTTACCCGAGCATGTTTTAGAACATAGAGATTATCAAAAAAGAATAGAACAAGATGTTCATGAGGATCCAAATGTAGGAGAATTTATTAAGAGTTTGTCAAGTGAACAATTACAACAACTTTACGTGGTCATTAGCTCAATTCCACAAGAAGATCCAGACGATATTTACATACCCGTGTCCCTGAATATCGCTAAAAAATATCACTATCTTCAAAAATTATTTGAAAAGGAAATGATCAAATGAAAACTAGTAAAATACCCGGACTCGGTGATTATGGCCGATTTATAGATGATGTATCATTAGCAGAAATGTCTGATAATGATTGGATAGAATTGGGGAAAGAACATCTTACTGATTTAGTAACAATCATTAGAAATGTTGATATTCATCCCAATGAATTTGAACGAAAAATGCTTCTTTGGGGTGATCCTTTTATTTTAGATGGTTATAGAATTAGAAAAAAATATAAAGAGAAATTAGGAATAAGTAATTTCTACAGTTTATTTAAGCGTAATCTCATAGAAGATGTAGATCGAAAACATACAGAAGATTTAGCTTGGATGGGTGCTGGAGGAGATGAATTTATAGGTGAAAAGATTCCTTGGAAATCTCAATTACACCGTATATCTGGTATAAAAGAAAATGGAAAAGCTATAGGGATGTTTGATAAAGGAGAATTGCTTTGGCACTCTAATGAGCCGGGATCTATTGTATTTAATCCAGGAATTGCTTTAATGGGTGTTAAAGGAATGGTTGGTACTTCTACTGGATTTGTTACTACCGCAACTTGGTATGATAAACAGACCGATTCATATAAACGAGAGTTGGATGATATGACTATCAAGTTTGTGTGGGGCGGGTATGGAGAGGGGAAGTGGTGTAAAGATCACGATGATATATTTCATTGGAATCAAGTATTTGATCCTATTGAACTACCTTTAGTCATCACAAGTCCCGGTGGTGTTAAAGGATTGCATTATGCCCCTTATGCAGTAGAAAAGACAGAGTTTACCAAACAATTAGATAAAGAACTTTTCATTGAAGAAAATATATATCACCATAAATATCAGCAAAATAATGATATATGTATTTTTGATAATTCTATAACCTTACATAATAGAATAGGTCCTGTAGATGAACGAGTAGGATATCGTACACCATGTAATTATTGTCATTTAATTCCTGAAGGATATAACTATTATTCTCAAGAACCTTATAAAACACAATTTACAGAAACACGTAAAGATATACAAAATACTCTTAATTTACAATCCCGTGTGGAAGATAATATGGTTTATGAAAAATTTATAAAGCCTATGATACCTGAAAGAGAATGGAAGAACAACGATTTAGTGAGGAAATAGAAAAAATATTCTTAAAAGGAATGTTTGTTGATTCTGGATATCGATTTTCGCAAAAGAATGATTATCATAGTTTTCTTGTCGGAAAATATCCTATTGTTGTAAGAGATGATGCGGTTTATGATAATGTTTGTGATCACAGACTTGCTTTAACACACCCCCTTGGATATGGTAATCAAAAATTTATATGTGGTTATCATGGAATAGATCAATCACACGCAAAACAATATCCTCATTACAGATATAAAAATTTATTGTTTATGGGTGAACGTGATCCTTTAGTAATTTCTTTGTTAGATAAATATAATTATAAAGCAGATAATCATTTTTTACATTATGAATTAACATTTAAAGCAAATTGGAAATTATTTGTAGAAAATGTTATTGATATTCTTCATGTGCCTTATGTTCATGCGGCTTCTAAAAACCTTCTATCACCTTTCCTGTCCTTAGATCAAAGTCTTACTCCAGAACACATAAGATATGGTAAACATTCTGTAGAAAGAATAACTAAAGAACCCTCTAAACGATATAAAAAATATATTGACGAATGGAAATGGGAAAACATTTATATTTTTCCTAATTTGTTTATATCTAATGTTTCGAATGTTGTAACATTTATTGCTTATTTTATTCCTGAAAAATATAATGAAGTAACTGTAATATATGAAGGATTTTTTAATAAAGAGGGCATGGATAAACGAATAACAGATGTTATAAAAAAGAGTGCAGAAAACTTTGTGCCAACTATTTTATTAGAAGATAAACCGTTCATAGAAGGTTGTTGGCAAGGAATATTGTCTGGACAAACTAAATATTCATTAGTAAAGGGGAAAGAAATACGGCAAAGATGGTTTTTGGAGAATTTTAAATGCCTCAAGTAGGACAGGAGTTTGCGAGTATTGATATAACTCCTTTATGGAATAATTTAAATATGGATGATGAGTTAGATGATGATACTCTTCTTATCGAACTACATTGTTTGATTATTTCCACTTCTAAGTTTAGATTTACAAGAGAAACTAAAATAGACGAATCCCAATATGTGGATGATACAGTAGAAGAGGGTCGAAAATATATCTATAAGCAATTTCATCCTGATCCTCGTGATTCTAAGTGGATTCATCCGAACGAAATAAGATTATGTGCAATAATTGAAGGATATAAGAAGTTAGCACAAAAATATGGTCAGAAATATTTTGATGATTTTCTTAGAAATTTATATACATCATATCCCACTCCTGATCCGAATACTACAGTAATAGAACATTTAAATAAATTAAAAGAAGGTAGACCTCAATTTCATTTTAAGTGGGCTTATATATACGATTTTATGCATAGTATAAATAAATATTTTGAAATAAAGGGAGAAATATTGTGATCCAAGAAGAAAGAAGAAAAATATTTAAAAAGGCTTGGGTAAATTCTATTAAAAAGGACTTATATCCTAAATATATTAATGGATCTAATGTGGCATTTAATTATTTTTATACTGAATTATCTCGATTATTATATCCGGAAAATAATATAAATGATGAATTAACATTTGATGAATATGAAAGGTCTGGTTCCGTAAAGATACGGGCGATGAAAAATGATATGGAGGCTTTAGGTTCACCAATAATTCCTTTTCAGAATCAAACTTTGGAAAATGTTATCAAAGGTGATCTAATTGTATTAATCATTGAAAATGAAATACTATTAAGAAAATTGGGTAGTAGAATTGTTAATTTTATTTATTTAGGTGACAATTTATTAATGGATGCATGTATGGGAAGTGTGATAAATTGGTTAGACTGGAAAGAAAACCCCGAATGGATGCCACGTTTGTTGTTTCATATTCATGTTACAGCAGGTACAGAAAATGATATTAAGTATATGCATAAGGGAGATAAGTGGTTTCGCCCTTATGATAAAACAGACGAAGTAATTTGGAAAGATTTTTGGAGAACTGTATGAGTTTAAATGAAAGTGGTATAGAAATAGAAGCCTCATTAACTATACAAGAAGGTGATATTGAGCTTTCAGCAGATATTATTCCTATTCCCGCTCTAGAAGATTTTGATACTATTAATTTAATGGAAGATTATTTGATTTGCTCTTTTGATTCAACATTGCATGAGACAAAAAGAGAATATAAGTATGCGGCAAATAATGTGACACTACCATCATTAGTTTCGTGTGCGGGACAATGGGCAGAAGATTATGTGTGGTATTTCGATTTTGATGAATCTATATATGATCAAGTTAAAACTCTTTTCGATGAGAAGGGTATAACCTATCAATTGCCAGATGAAAATGGTATGATTTTAGTAAAAACGGATTAATATAAAAGATATAAATCATATAAATATAAATTAGATATCGAAATTTAACACTAGAGGCCCATGAAAACATTTAAAGATTTATCATCAACAGCCAAAAAAGAAATAAAAGAGCATTATAGTGGTGTTCAACATCAACATCCTCATGGAAAAATGAATTATGATGATGTTGAGGGTAGAATGGCTAAACAAAGTTTATATAAACTACACAAATACAGTAGAGAACTTTTTGAAATGCTCGATGATCATACAGAATTAGAAGCATGGGTTCAAGATAAAATTTCAAGGGCGTGTTCTTATATAAGCTCTGTAAAGCATTTTCTTGAATATGAAATGGATCATGGTTCGGAAGACAATCCTTATGAGGAATTCGAATATGATGAAGATCAAGATATGATTGAGGATATTCATCATATTGATGATTTAATTCCACTACTCAAGCAAATTTATAAAGTTCAGGAATCACATAAAATAAATTTGAAAGATGTTCAAGTAATTGTTGAACCCGATGATGCAGAGATTTTGTACGAAACTTATAAAAAATTAAATGACGAAAATAAGAAAGAATTTTCTAAAAAATTATTTGAAAGTAAAGAAGATTTTTGGAATATGGTTTCTTTTTCTAAAAGCAGAGGAGAATAATTAATGGCTTATAAACTACTTGGAGCCTTAGTAACAGATCCAGCAAATAATACCGTTGGTTCAGCAACCACAGTTGCATGTAATATAGCAACTACGGGAATTGTAGAAGTACAGGGGCCCGCAATAAATGGTGGAGCTTGGGAATCTAAAGGAACAATTAAATTTCCTGTAGGAATACATAAAATTCTTAAAAATTCTGATTGGAGTGTAACTTTTACGGGTCAGGCAACTTCAGTAGCACATTCGGACTAAGGTTATGAATGAAAAGAATACACAAAATAAGTCGTGTTCGAACTATTGGAGGAAGACGAAAAGCATTTAGAAATATTTTTAGAAAAAATAGAGGATTAATTGGTAAGGGATATAGAAAGGTTGCAGGCAAGAAGATTCTCAAAAAAATGACTGCAAAGGAAAGAAAGAAATTTAATCCCAAAACTAATTTGAAAATAAGACAGTCTTTAAGAAAAAGAAAAATAAAGCAAAGATTGATAAATATAAAAAGAAAGAAAACGTTAAGGTCTGGGTTATTTAGAGGAATTTCAAAGCTAAATAAAAATATAAAGAGATGAAACAATTCAGAGAATTTAAAGACGAAGCAGAATATCAACATGTTCCTCTAGAGGAAAGAAAGTTTACTCTTCAACAAAGACTGAAGGCGGGACAACGTGCCCGAAGGCGGTCTAAGTTATTAACTAGAGCAAAACAAAGAGCATTGAGGAGAGTTGCGAGCCCAGAAGTATTACAAAAACGAGCTAAAAGAACGGCTAGAAATATAATGAGAAGCAGAATTGCTAAAGGACAGAACCTTTCAAAAATGTCTCCCGCTCAAAAAATAATGCTTGCGACAAGATTAGAAAGATTTTTACCAAAAATTAAAAAAATGGCCAAGAGATTAGTAAAAGTTAAAAGAAAAGAAGAGTTGCAACGTAAAAGAAATAGAAATAAGATAAAAACACCAGGTCAAAAAGGTTAAGTTATGCATTTAATTACAGAACTAAATGAAAATATAGAGTACGTTACAGAAGAAAAAGACGGGAAAAAATCTCTATATATTCATGGTCCCTTTATGATGGCAGAAGTGAAAAATAAGAATGGAAGAATTTATCCTAAAGAAATTCTTATGAAAGAAATAAAAAGATATAATGAAAGTTATGTCGGAAAAAATAGAGCATTCGGGGAACTGGGTCACCCAGACGGTCCTGGTATAAACTTAGAACGGGTATCACACATGATTACTTCATTAACAGAAGATGGTAATAATGTTGTCGGTAAAGCGAAGATTATTGATACCCCATACGGCAAAATTGTGCAAAATCTCATCGAGAATGGCGCACAATTGGGCGTTTCTTCTAGAGGAATGGGTTCTTTAGAGGAAAAAGGCGGAGTGAAATATGTAAAAGATGATTTTTATCTAGCAACTGCCGCAGATATAGTTGCTGATCCTTCTGCTCCTGAGGCCTTTGTTCAAGGAATCATGGAAGGAAAGGAATGGGTTTGGGAATCAGGTGTTCTCAGAGAAAAGGTGATTTCAGCTATTCATAAAGAAGTTACCAAAGCGCCGTCTAAAAAACTGGAAAATGTTAAGTTAAAAGCATTTAATAGCTTTCTTTCAAACCTATAATTGTATAAATATAAACATGAGACAGAGACAATATTCTCACAAAATTAAGGAGTTATCACATGTCAGAAGAAAAAAATGAAGCTCTGGAGCAAGAAGCAGAAGTAAAAGAGGAAACTCAAGAAGACGATGCTACTAATGAAGATACTCAAGTAGATGAGGCTTCATTTCCAGGCGCTGGAAAAAATAAAGAACCAATCAAAAAAGCTCCCGCAAAAGCAACAGATACGGGTGTAAATAATGAGGTTCCAGACGGACCCAAACCTGATTTTACAAAAGGGGTTCCGTCCGCTAAGAAACGTCCTGCAGATAAAGGCGGTGTTTCTGAAAGTGCATCAAAAATGTCACTTATTAAATCAATTTACGATAAGTTAGATGAGATGAGCAAAGAAGAAGTTGCTGAAATTCTCGGCGCACTTAACGAAGTTGATGATGTTGAATTCGATGAAGAAGGTAATGAAATTGTTTCTGAAAATAAAGAAACAAAAGAAGTAGTTGCTAGAGAAGAATTCAATCTTGAGAGTGATGTTCAAGCACTTATTGAAGGCGAAGAACTTTCAGACGAATTTAAAGAAAAAGCGGCCACTATATTTGAAGCCGCAGTTTTTGCCAGAGTAAATGATGAAATTTCAACAAGAATAGACAAACTGGATGAACAATACAAGACAGAACTTCAAGAATCCATCGAAAACAATCGCACAGTTATGATTGAAAAAGTAGATGATTTCATGAATTATGTTGTTAAAGAATGGATGCAGGAAAATGAACTTGCAGTTGATAAAGGCATTCGTTCAGAAATTGTTGAAGATTTCATGGTCGGTCTTAAAAATTTATTTGTTGAACACTATGTCGATATTCCAGACGAAAAGGTTGATCTTGTAGATGACCTGTTCGCCAAAGTTGAAGACTTAGAGGGTTCATTAAATTCTGAAATTCAAAAAAACATCGACTCATCTAAAGAACTCAAAGAGTTCAAAAAGTTAGATTCTATGTATACTGTATCAGAAGGAATGACTGAGGTAGATCAAGAAAAAATGATTAAGTTGGCAGAAGGTATTGAGTATGAAGACGAAGAATCATATACTGAAAAACTTCAGATTATTAAAGACAAGTATTTTCGTGCAGAAAACGCTGAAGACAAACAGGTTTTAACTGAAGGGTCTACAGACACACAAGATGATATGGAACCGAATGAAGACAATTCTTCAGACGATGTGATGGCAGATGCACCTGAAAACATTAAACAGTATGCAAATGCTATTTCTAGAACACAAATTAAATAACAATTAAGGAGATTTACACATGTATCTTTCAGAAAATTTACAAAAAAAGTGGGCTCCTATTCTTGACCATCCAGAATTGGGTAACATTGACGACCCATATCGTAAAGCAGTAACAACTGTTTTGTTGGAGAACCAAGAAAAGTCCATGCAGGAAGACAATCAAGTTCTTTCTTCACAAAACTTCTTGACAGAGGGACAGGCTTCAGGTGCATTTCCAGATACTGGTGGTGTAGCAAAGTACGATCCTATTATGATTTCACTCGTAAGACGAGCAATGCCTAATCTCATTGCATATGATGTCTGCGGTGTGCAACCAATGACTGGTCCTACTGGTCTTATCTTTGCTATGAGAGCAAGATATGTCACAATGAGTCAGTCCCCAGAGGCACTTTATAACGAAGCAGACACAAGTTTCTCTTCTAATACCTCTGCGATAACTCAACCGGACAATGTTCCAGGCCTTCATATCCATACAGATGGAACAGCTAACGCTTCTCATACACTAGCGGCAGGTGGTTTATCAACTGCCGTAGGCGAAGGCGTAACACCTAATAACATGGCTTTCTCAATTGAGAAGGTTACTGTTACTGCGAAAACAAGAGCCTTAAGAGCAGATTACACAATGGAAGTTGCTCAGGATCTTAAAGCAGTTCATGGTCTTGATGCAGAAACAGAACTCAGCAATATTCTTTCCGCTGAGATTCTTGCAGAGATTAACCGTGAGGTTGTTCGTAAGATTTACAGGGAAGCCAAAGTTGGTGCCCAAACTAACACTACACAATCAGGTATCTTTGATCTCGACACAGATTCAAATGGTCGCTGGTCCGTTGAGAAGTTTAAAGGTCTCATGTTCCAGATCGAGAGAGAAGCAAACGAGATTGCGAAGAAGACACGTAGAGGAAAAGGTAATATGATTATCACTTCTTCAGATGTTGCTTCTGCACTTCAAATGGCTGGAGTTCTTGATTACGCTCCTGCTCTTGATAGCAATAATCTCAATCCTGATGATGCAGGAAACACTTTTGTTGGTGTACTTAACGGTCGCTATCGTGTTTATGTTGATCCATATGCAGTAACAAATGATGTCAACTACTTTGTAGTTGGATACAAAGGATCCTCATCTTATGATGCAGGAATGTTCTACTGCCCATACGTTCCGTTGCAAATGGTACGTGCGGTTGACACAAACACCTTCCAGCCAAAAATTGGATTTAAGACTCGATATGGTCTTGTAAGGAATCCTTTCTCAACTGGACAAGTTGAAATTACTAGCACAGGATCTTCGGATATTAGTGGAGACAATGCTGGTGCATCAAGCAATGAGTACTACAGGCTTGTACGAGTAGCTAACTTAATGTAAGTTTCTCTAAAAAACTTAGTATACATAAAAGGGAGTAGGGTAAAACCTGCTTCCTTTTTTTGTTTTTGGAGATATTATGCATTCTAAAATTGATTTATATAAACAACATCCTTCCTATCCTGGCGATTCTCTTACCCTTCATTTAGACAATATCAAAAAATTAATAAAAACTACAAAATCAAAAACCGCATTGGATTATGGATGTGGAAATGCAAAACATTACATAGAAGATAGGATTCATTTATCATGGGGACTTGATAAGATGGGGCTTTATGATCCTGCAATACCAAAATGGGGTCTTTTGCCATCTGGAAATTTTGATTGTGTTATTTGTACAGATGTTTTAGAACATGTTCCAGAAAAAGAAATAAACGATACTTTAAAAGAAATTTTTACATTATCAAATAAATGTACTTATTTAAATATAGCAATGTATCTTGCCCTCCAGATTCTACCAAACGGTGAAAATGCTCATTGTACATTGAAACCGAAACAGTGGTGGAGACATAGAATGGCGGAAACGATAAAAGAAAATATTGAAGTTCATGTTGTATATTCGTATTCGCATAATATTAAAAACATGGAACATGAAATTTATACAAAAAAATGATTTTTTGCATAGGAAATGGTGAATCAAGACAAAAAATAGACTTGCATTTTTTGAAAAAATACGGTACAATATATGGAAGTAATGGTCTTTATCGTGATTTTACTCCAGATATACTTCTTACGTGTGATCCAATGATGCTTGAAGAAATAATTGAGTCTGGATATTCTAAAGAAAATAAAGTTTATACAACTGAATATGGATATGGTAATTTTTTAGAAAAAGTACCTAGTGGATACGGATATGGAAAAGCATTAAGAGAAGGACATAAAGTTTCTTTAGTGCCCTTTGAAAAAATATATCCAGTAAATTCTGGATGGGTGAGCATTAGATTGGCTTATCATTTACATCCAGAAGAACAAATATATATGATAGGTTTTGATTTATTTGGGGATAGAAAAAATATTTATGATGATACTCGTAATTATCCAATAACAGTTCGTGGAATAACATCTAATAAAGAATTTCATGTAGCAGAAGATGAAAGAATTGGATTGTTTTATTTGTTAAAAGAAGAATTTTGTCCTGGAATAAGATTGACAAGGGTTATTGATGATAATACAAAAGTTGAAAATATTGATAATATAACAACAGAACAGTTTCTTAAAGAAATAGAATGGCAGTAGTTGTAATAGGAAATGGAAAATCCAGACAACATCTAGATTTAAATAAGATTAAAGAAAAAGCATGGACATTTGGATGTAATGCTCTTTATCGTGATTTTGCACCAGATTATCTTTTAACTGTTGATGGTCATATTACTCATGAAGTATTAGATTCTGATTATGCTTTAAACAATAAAGTTCTTATTAGTAATATGAATCCTCTTCCAGGAGAAGTTAGAGATTCTATGGAGATTCCTGCTGATGCTATAGTATTTGAGAATGAACCAACTGGTTATGAATTCATTTATAATGGTTTTAGACGACATCATCATATAACTTGGATAAAAGAAAAATGTCAAATATCACATGTTCCCAGTCCAATATATGGAGGAAGTGCTGGTATACAACTCATAAGAGTAGCACATGAATATTATCCTAAAGATATAAAATATTTAATAGGTTTTGATGTATTTGGGGAAAGAGATAATATGTATGATGGTACTAATGCATATCCTTCAGAAGGGGCGGCTAATACTATGACAGATGAATTTATAGAAGGATTCAAAGACTTACTAAATATATATGATGATCTTATAATGAAAAGAGTTATTGATCAAAATCAATCGTTAGAAAATATACCAAATGTATCGGAAGATGAACTATGGCAGAAGCTACAAGACAACCAAAAAATTTAAATTATTTTATACCCACAGGTTTTAAATTTGTGATTGACAAAATTCCGCATGTGAACTTTTTTTGTCAATCTACTAATTTACCGGGTTTGTCAGCAGGTCAGTTTTTACAAGTAACTCCTCTTAGAGATATGCCTATTGCTGGCGATAAAGTACAAATGAATGAATTACGTGTTAGGTTTATAATAGATGAAGAATTACAAAATTGGTTAGAAGTTTATAATTGGATTAAAGGAATTACTTTTCCTGAAGACTTAGAACAGTATAATTCTGAAGAAACCTATTCTGATGGTTTCTTAACAATCCTTACGAGCAATAAGAATGTTCAATATGTGGCCAAATTTACAAATTTGTTTCCTGTAGATTTAACTGATATAGAGATGTCTTCGGATGTTGCTGATGCAGAAGTTGTTGCCGCGGATGCTACATTCGCATATACTACATATAAAGTTGAGAGAATTATAGGAGAACGTTGATTATGAGGTATAATGAAATTAGAAAACATACAAGAATTATGGACCAGTGATTGTGTTCTAGATGATTTGCAATTAGATGTAGAATCAACAAGAATACCAGAACTTCACAATAAATATTTTAAAATTTTTTCAGATGAAAAATTAAGACTTGTAAAATATGAGTCAAAAATGAAAGAATTGTCTAAATTAAAATGGCTTTATTACACAGGTAAACTTGACAAAGATAGTTTAGATAAATTAGAGTGGGAACCATTTGAATTAGATATTAAATCTAGAAATAAATTAGATATAGATAGATTTTTAAATTCAGATAAAGATATAATTGAAATGCAAGAAAAAATTGAATATCAAAAAGAAAAAATAAATTATTTAGAATCAATTATAAAAACGATTATCAATAGAAATTTTTTGATTAAGAGTATAATTGATTGGAGAAAATTTACTTCAGGAGCATAATGAGCTATGATTATTTAATCCTTTCTCCTCCATTATTTGAAAAAGATGGTGGTGCAATGGGGGGAACTGAAAGACAAATTTTAACAGTTGCGGAAAAACTTGCTAGTGAAAATTTTAATGTTGGATTAGTTCATTCTCATATGAGTGGAACTGATCAAATAATAAATGGGGTGAAACATTTAAACATGTTTAGACATCATTATGCTAAATCACGGGTAAGAATACATTGTAATCAGATTACGTATGTTGGTAATAGTTGGAAAAATTATTATATGTTTAATCCTCATATTCCAGTATTATCTCCCTTAGAAATGAATAGTGGAGATAAAACTTATATTTGGTTACATAATTGGACAACTTGTCACGAACAAGTTCCTAGATTATTTTTATCTAACGCACTTAAAAAATATGTACAAGATAAGGGAAAAACTGTTGGGGGGGATCAAACTATTCATTATATGGTTCCAAAAGGTATGGATAAACAAAAACCAAAAGAAAAAAGATCAAATTATCTTTTCTGGATGAGTGCTTTTGGAAAAGGTTTTAGAGAAGCATTAATGATTTATGTTGCTCTTTATGATAAGGGAATGAAAAGACCTTTTTATGTTTGTTGTCCTCCCCAAAGACAAAAGAAAGATGTTAAAATATTTACAGATTTTATGGCAGACCTTAATAAAAGCGGATATCCTATTCATTTTTTAGGAGAATTAAACTATGAAGGAGTTTTAAGAAGTTTATCGAATGCCGCTTGTCTTTTTAGACCAGGAATGCCCCAAGAAACTTTCGGTCTTATTTATCTTGAAGCAAATAAATTAGGAGTTCCTGTAATAACGTATGAGTCAGATGCGGCTGAAGAAATATTAACAGATAAAAATAACATGTTTATAAGAAAAGATACAACTATAGATGATGTTTATAATTGGACTATTGATATTGATAAAAAGAAAACATCAGTTGATATGAAAAAATTTGATCCTGATAAAATTATTAAAAAATGGACTAGCTTATTAAAATGAATTCACCAAATCCAAAAGATTTAATAAAAGCAGGTGCCCAATTTGCTTATCCCGTTCAGTGGAGAAGATGGGAAGTAATTAATGTTTTCATCACACAATTTAATTGGAAAATGGGTGTTGAAATTGGCGTTAATGAGGGTGCAAATATTTTTGAAATAGCAAAAAATAATACAAAATTAAAAATATATGGAGTTGATCCATATAAAGTACAACAAGAAAATTCTTTATATGAAAGGAATATAAGTCAAGAATATACTGATAAATCTTTGAATATAATTAAAAGAAAGACATTAAAAGAGGCTCTTAAATATCCGAATCTTGAAATAATTGTAGATACTTCTGACAATGCTTCAAAACAATTTGATAGAGAATCGATTGATTTTGTTTTCATAGATGGAGATCATAGTTATAGTAGTGTTAAAAATGATATAAAATGTTGGGAACCAATAGTAAAGGAAAATGGTTTAATTATGGGACATGATTATAATTGGGGAG